GGTGGAGATGGTGTCGACCCGTCAGCATCAGCAAGCGTGCGGTGGCCTCCTCGGCGAGATCATCGAGAAGACGCTGATCCACACCAACCAGGCACCGCTCAACTCGGCGGTCGATGTGGCCGACAAACGCACTGTGGGGGATGCCTGGCTGTGGTCCCGCAAGTCATCCGCCGGGGACATCTCGCCGCTTGTGGCGTGCACGCTCGCCCGATGGGCCGCCCTCGGCGGCGTGGGTGAGGCCGTGCAAGAGATCGATGAGTCGAACCTCAGCGTCTGGTAGGTGACCGATGCGGAACGTGTACGCAGCCCTAGCCCAGGCCGCGGGCGTCGTCGCGTGGGTGGCGGGCTGGTGGGCCATCTGGCCGCCGCTGGGCGCCTGCTGGGCCGGGCTGATCCTGGTGGTGGCCGGAGAACGATGGAGCAACAACGATGAGCAGTGAAGCCCCTTCCACCCGCGAGTCCAAGGCCGAATGGGTCGCCTACGCGGTCGAGCACGGGTTCGACCGAGCCGATGCGGAGGCGATGACCAAAGCCGAGCTCATGGTGTGTATATACGACGAGCTTCGCAGGGCCGACGGTTTCGCCGTGGCGGCGCCCCCCGAGCCGGAGGCGCCTGCGAAGCCGAAGCTGCGTCGGGTGGCACCGCGGGTGTGGGTCGACGACAAGGGCCGCCGCTACCGCTGGTAGTGGACTGTTGTGTCGCTGCTCCTCGGCCCGAGACGCATCGAGAGACGAACGGATCGGCCGACCGGCAGCATCGGGGAGCTGCTACGTCGCCGGGAACCACCGGTCGACGCCGGTGTGCACGTCAACGCCGCGGCGGCTAACCGGCACAGCGCGGTGTACGCCTGCAGGGACCTGATCGCCCGGCAGATCTCGACGCTGCCGGTGCACGAGTTCCGCCGTGACCCGGACACGAACACGTTGGTGCGGATGCCGACCTCGCCGTTTCTGGAATCCCCGGACGGCAATCTGGACTACTGCGCCTGGGCCTACCAAGTTCTCGACAGCCTGTTGCTGCACGGCAACGCCTACGGGCTTGTGCAGGCCGTTGGCCCGACCGGCTGGCCCACTCAGATCGAAACCATCCATCCCACGGACGTCACCGTGTCCCGGAAGGGGAAGCGGGGCCCGGTGCAGTGGTGGCTGGACGGCACCCCTATCGACCTGTGGCCCAACGGCCAGCTGTGGCACATGCCCGGCACCACTGTTGCCGGTTCGCCGCTTGGCATGTCGGTCATCGTGTCGGCGGCGCTCACGATCTCGGTGGGCCTGGCGGCGCAACGCTTCGGTGCCCAGTGGTTCCGTGACGGTGCGATCCCGACCTCGGTCCTCACGAACGACAAAGAGGTGACCAAGACGGCAGCGGACGTGTTCAAGGAGCGGTGGCTTGATGCGCTCAACAACAACCGTGAGCCGATCGTGTTGGGGAACGGGTGGAAGCACGAGTCGGTCGGGATAGCGCCGAACGAGTCGCAGTTCCTGCAAACGATCCAGGCGAACATCGTTGATGTAGCCCGATTCTTCGGGGTGGACCCGACCGACATTGGCGCAGGGGTCCCTGGAGCGAGCTTGACGTATCAGAACGTGGAGATGAAGCAGATCAACCTCCTGGTGCGCACCGTCGGCCCCTGGGTTGTGCGGCTGGAGAAGGCGCTCACCCGGCTGCGTCCCCGCCCGCGGATCGTGAAGCACAACGTGGACGCCATGCTGCGCATGGACACCCTCACCCGCTACAAGGCGTACGACATGGCGGTCCGAGACGGATGGATGTCGGTCAACGAGGTGCGGGACCTGGACGACCGGGCAGGTATCGGCGAAGAGGGTGATCGGTACCTGTGGCCACCGATGCGTCAGCAGCTCGACGAACCCGAGGCCATGTTGGGCGCCGATTCCGATCCGCTCGATCAGCCGCTACCCGATCAACAACCTCTCACCGTGGGTGCGAACGGTCAGTCAGGAGATGCCTGATGGATACCCCTCAGATCGACATCGTCCGTGGCCGTCCGGACCTGGAGCTTCGCGTCAACGGCGACGACGGCATGCCCGTCTTGGCCGGGCACTTCTCCCGGTTCAACGAGTGGTACGAGATCCACTCGTGGTTCGAGGGCGATTTCCTCGAGCGGTTCGCGACCGGTGCGTTCGCTGAGACGTTCGCCCAGCATTGGGACGCCGCCGACCCGCACCGCACGAAGGTGCAGTTCCAGCACGGCTACGACTCCGCGGTCGGTATGCGGCTCCTCGGCGCACTATCGGAGCTGCGGGAGGACGACGTTGGCGGCTACTACGAGGCCCCCCTCTTTGACACGTCCTACAACGCCGACCTGATCCCCGGACTGCGGGCGGGGGAGTACGGGGCGAGCTTCCGGTTCCGGGTGACCCGTGAGGAATGGGTCGAGGAACCCGGCGTGTCCGACCGTAACCCGAAGGGGCTGCCAGAGCGCACCATCACCGGCGCCCGGGTGTTCGAGGTCGGCCCGGTAGCGTTCGGCGCGTCCCCGACCGCGACGGCGGGTCTGCGGTCATTGACCGACTCCTACTACGAGGCGCTGCGTTCCCAGCAGCCCAGGATGTTCGAGGACGCCTGCCGTGCAGCCGGCCGAGAGCTGCCCGGCGAACAGGACGAACCCAAGCAGCGCCGCAACGGCGGGAGCGGACGACGCGCCACCAGGACCGAGCTCAAGGCGCTGCCCGACGCTGTGCTCAAACGCGGTCTCGACCTGGAAGCGATCACGACCCGACGCCGCGGGCAGGAGCTGATCGAGGCGCGGTCGTTCACCCCCGAACTGCACGTCACCCACAACGACGACGCTGTGGTCATCGAGGGCTACGTGGCGACCTACGACGAGCCCCGCTCTATCGGCGGCGACGACGGCTGGACCGAGATCTGGGCATCCAAGGCGTGCTCCCGGTCAGTGAGCCGCGACCCTGACGTCCGGCTGACCGCCGACGGCGTCGGTGAACCGCTCGCACGGTCGAAGGCAGGCACGCTCGAGCTGACCTCGGACGACTACGGCCTGCATGTCAAGGCGACCGTAGATCCGACCAGCGCACGTGGCGAGCACATCACCCTGGCGTTGCAGCGCGGCGACAACGTCGACGTGCAGGTCGGATTCGACGTCGTCAAGCAACGCTGGGACGCAGACCACAGCCGGCGGTTCGTGGAAGAGATCTACCTTCTCGACATCGTGCTCCGCACCGACGGCTGGGACCCGGGCGACGCCGGGCTCTCCCAACTGCACGTCGACCAGGACCCTGATTCGGGCACCGGCGGCATGTCGCTGGAGCTCGCCTGGGCGATCAACGACACCTTCGATATCTAACCACCCCCCGCTAGTAGCCGAACACTCGGCGACCCACCTGGGCCACGACTCGGAGACCCCTCGGTCTCGACTCGACAGGCCAGCCTGGTCGCGCTGGGACGCACTGCGGAACCACCTGAAACCAAGGAGGTCCCACAGTGGACATCGAACAGCTACGTGAGGCGATCAAGAAGAACCTCACCGAACGCGCAACCAAGCAAGCCGACCTCGACAAAGCCCGTGACGACCTGAAGGCCGTGGCCGATGGCGCTGAGCAGCGAGGCGAAGGCAACCTCAACGCTGACGAGGTCAAGGCGCACGGCGAAGCCCGGGCACGGGCCACCAACACACAGGCCGAGTTGAAGGCGCTGGACGAGGCCCGTTCCGAGATGGAACAGCGCGTCGACGACATAGAGGCATCCGAGGCGGCCCGCAAGGCCGCCGAGGAGTCCGCCAAGCGTTACGGCGGCACCGAGAACACCCACATCCGTATGGGTGCCGAGGAGCCCGTGTACCGCAAGGACCAGCGGTCCCAGTCCTTCTTCGGTGACCTCTACGCCTGGCGGTTCCATGCCGACATCGACGCAGGCGACCGGCTCCGCCGGCATCAGCAGATGACCGCCACCGAAGCCCGGGCTGTCACCACCGGCGGCCTCGGCGCCGACGGTGGCCTGGTGATCCCCCAGTTCCTGGTGGAGGACTTCGCCGCGGTCGCCCGAGCCGGGCGCCCGTTCGCGAACTTCGTCGGGTCTCGTCCCCTCCCCCCGGAGGGCATGACCCTGAACGTCCCCAGGGGCAATACCGGCACCATCGTCGGTAGCCAGGCCACGCAGAACACCGCGGCCACGTCGCAGGACTACGGGGTCGTGGACATCCAGGTGCCCGTCGTGACCATCGCTGGGCAGCAGGACATGTCCCGCCAGTCCATCGACCGTGGCCGCAACAGCGACAACGAGATCATGGAAGATCTGGCGTCGGCGTACGGCACCGAACAGGACCGGCAGGTTCTCGACGGTTCCGGTTCGAACGGTCAGCACACCGGGGTCCTGACAACGAACGACATCAGCACCGTCACCGTGTCGAGCACGACGGCGTCGGTGCAGATCCGCCAGGTCGCTGACGCGATCCAGCGTGTGCACTCGACCCGATTCATGTCCCCGACGATCATCGTCGCCCACCCCCGCCGGTGGGCGTCCTGGGTTGGTTCGGAGGACGGCAACGGCCGGCCGCTGGTCACCCCAGGTTCGGTGGCGCAGAACACGTTCGGTACCGGCGACCTCGTCGCACCTGACGGTGTGGTCGGCCAGCTGTTCGGCGTCCCGGTCCTGTTGGACGCCAACGTCCCGACCAGCGTCTCGACCGGCACGGCGGCCGGGCAGACTCAGACCGATGTCGTGATCGTCACCCGAGCCAGCGACTACCGGCTGTTCGAGGACTCCCCGGTCCCCAACCGGGTCCGCTTCGAGGAGACCCTCGCGGGTCAATTAACCGTCAAAATCGTGGCCTGGGATTACAGCGGGTTCACGGCCGGTCGCTACACCACCGGTACCCGGATCCTGTCCGGCGTCGGGTTCACCGCCCCGGGGTTCGCCTGACCCGCTAACCACATCCCTGCTGTTTCGCCGGGTGCGTGGCGAGACAAGCGCACGACCCTGGACCTCCGCGAGTCATGCCCACGCGCACCCGTGGCCGGCCCGTGGAGGTCCAGACCCCTGTCCCTTTGGTGCGGAAGGAAAGCATGGACCCTGAAGATCCGATCAAGGTTGGCACCGCCGACGGTGGCCGCCTCCAGATCCCCCGAGACGGCGTCTATATCGCCAACGTCAGCCCCGGTCAGGTGACCACCGGGTTCACCCGGTCGTTGCTTGACCTCGTCGGCTACGACCAAGCCCACAGTCTCGGGCTGTGGCGGGGCAACCTGTGGGGCGAATCCGGCGCCAACATCAGCAAGGCCCGCAACGAGATGGTCCAGCGGTTCCTCGACCAAAGCGACGGGGACTGGCTGTTGATGGTCGACTCGGACATGGTGTTCCCCCCCGAGACCATCCTCCGACTCCTGGCCTGCGCACAGATCACCGGAGCGAAACTTGTCGGCGGGCTGTGCGTCACCATCGGCGAACTGGGACCCATCCCGACCCTGTTCCAGATGCGCGACGACGCGGTGACCGGCGTCCAGTTCGACTACCCGGACGAAGCGCAGGTGCAGGTCGCCGCCACCGGCACCGCCTGTTTGATGGTGCACCGGGAGGTGTTCGAGGCGTGGCAGTCCAAGGCTCGCTCTGATCGGGAGTGGCTACTCGGGCTGCACGACGCCGACGAGAGCACCGCGAGGGAACTGATCCGCCGGGATCTGGTGCGAGACCCCGCGATCGACTACGGCTGGTTCGCTGAACGGGTCCGCTTGAAGCGTCAGCCGGGGGACGTGTCGGAGCATTGGATCTCCGAGGACGTCGACTTCTGTCTCCGCATGGGGGCGCTCGGCTACCGCATCTTCGTGGACACGACGTTGGAGATCGGTCACGCCAAACACGGCCGCATCTGGTACCCCCGCCATCTCCGGGAAGGGGTCGGGATGCCGAAGCCTGCGGTCGTGGCGGTGATCCCGGTCAAGGACCGGCTCGACCTCACCTCCCCGATCGTGCACCAGCTACGCACCCAGGGCGACTGCGACGAGATCATCATCTGTGACAACGGGTCCAAGACCGAGACCAAGAACTGGCTCTCTACCCAAACCGACGTGACCGTGTTCGACATGCCCGACGTCGGCATCCACGAGATGTGGAACCGCGGCATCAACCACGCCTTGGAGACCCACGGGCCCCGCACCCACGTCGCGTTCCTCAACAACGACTTGGAGCTCGGCCCGGCGTTCCTGCGCACCCTGTCACAAGCATTGACCGACCATCGGGACATGGACGCCGTGTGCGGCAACTACGACGGCCGCACCGCCGACACCGACGTGGTGCACACAACCGACATCTGCGCCGGCCGCTACGACGGCACGGGCGGGTTCGCCGGGTTCGCGTTCATGGTGCGCGGCGAGTGGCTCGCCTCGGGCTACCGGTTCCCCGAGGACTGCAAGTGGTGGTACGGCGACAACGACCTGCTCTCCATGATCGCCCTCGCCGACCGGCGGCGTGGCATGGACGACAAGGACCACAAGGCCGGCATCGTCATCAACGCCCGGGTCGAACATCTCGACGGTGGCTCCCAGACCAGCAACGGAGCCGGCGAGGAGTTCCGCCGGCAGACCGAAGCCGACCGGGAAGCCTTCGAAGCCCGCTGGGCAGCCATCGCCGAACAAGCCACCGACAGGCCAGTGGCGGGCAACGGGCGACGGCCACCGCAGCCGGCACGGAGCCGGGGACCGGACGGCACCGAGGCCAGGGTGGCGGGTCATAAGGACCTGTCCGGGGGCCGGATGGTCGTCACCGATCTCATCCCGGTGCGTTGGCCTGCCCCAGATCTGGCCGGCCGAGGCGACGCCCTGTTCGAGGATGTGGCTGCCCGACTCAACGATGCCGGACTGACGTGGGTCGTGGCCGGCGGCACCGCGCTCGGCCTGCACCGCGACGACCAGCTCATCGACACCGACACAGACATCGACATCGAGGTCCTCGGCCACGACGGCATCGAGGACAGGCTCCGTGAGGTGTTCGCCGACCTGCCGTTGGCGATCACCTGCCACTGGGACGGGGCCGTGCAGCAGATGATCTACTACCCCGACGAGATCATCGTCGACGTCCACGTCTGCTGGCCCGACCAGAACGCGCAGACCGTGAGCTGCGTGCACATGGGCGGCAGGCTCACCCACCCCTACTCCCAGTTCGAGGACCGTGACCTGCGGGCCACGAAACTCGGGGAGGTGCCGTTCCCCGGCAACATCGAGGACTACCTCTCGTACCGTTACGGGCCGGACTGGCGGACACCCATCTACCGCGGGAAGGGCCGCTATGAGCCTGCGGTATGAGCGCGGCTTGGTGTTCGGCTGCTACGACCCCCTCCACTACGGCCACATCCGCCTGTTCCGGGCCTGCCGGGAGCACTGCCAGCACCTGACCGTCGTCGTCCACGACGACACCTACATCAGACGGTGGAAGCACCGCGAACCGGCGGTCCCGGTCGGGCAGCGGGTCGATGATGTGTTCGACGTCGCCACGGTCGGCACAGTGTTCGTCAACGACGACCGACCACGGGCCGAGTTCGTCGCCACCATCGCAGCCGACGTCGTGTTCCTGTCCGAGGAAGTCCGCCCGTCCCGGCTGGATGTGGGAGACGGCCCGGAGGTGATGTGGATGCCCCGCACCCCCGGTATCTCGTCCGGCCAGCTCCGGGATGTTTGAGCACCTCGCTGACCACGACCGGATCTTGGTCACCGGGCCACAGCGCAGCGGCACCACCATCGCCGCCCGCATGATCGCCGCCGACACCGGCCACACCTACATCGACGAGGACCGCTTCAGGGTCACCGATGTCGCAGCGTGGCGGCGACTACTCGCCCAGGACGGGGTCACCGTCCACTGCCCACACATGCTCAAACGCATCGTCGATGACCCTCCGATGGGGTGTCTCGTGGTATTGATGCGCCGCCGCCTGGGCGACATCCACGCCAGCATCGACCGGATCGGCTGGTCCCACGCACCCACCGAACTGCGACTATTCGGTGTCTCGGCCGGGGATCCGGCCAAGCTCAAGTACGACTACTGGGCTAGCGCCGACAAGGCGTTTCCGTACATCGAGCTGCGCTACTCCGACCTGCGCCGTCATCGGCTGTGGATCGGCCGCACCGAACGGCAGGGGTTCGAGCCCCGCCAAACCGAGAGGAGTGCAGATGGCCGCTGACAGCCGTGAGAAGCCGTTCCCCAACGAGGAACCGTCGCACGACCTGCGCAAGATGGCCAGCGGTGTCCGGCAGATCTTCGTCGCGCTCGTCCATGAAGGGTTCACGCCGGCCGAGGCGCTCACCATCATCGGGACGATGATCGCCGCCAACATCCATAAGGGCGACGATGGCGGCTGATGACCGAGACATCCTGACCCTGGCTGAAGGCAAACGGGTGCTCCGGATCGCGATGACGGACACTACCCAGGACGACGAGCTGGAGGTGTACATCACCGCGTCGTCCCGCACGATGGACGAACACTTCGGGCACACCGTCGCCCTCACCGTCACCGGCGAACTGCACGACGGTCTCAGCCCGTCCGGGCACGGCTGGCGGCACAAGATCATCCTCGACAAGCGGCCCGTCACATCGATCGCCACTGTGGTGGAGTACCGCCAAGGCGACTCAACCACCCTCACCGCCGAGTCCACCACCACCCAACCCGCCGACGCCTACCTGCCCGAACGCTACGACCCCGACCGCGCCCTGCTCTCGGGTGTCATCCGCCGCCGCTCCGGCGGGTGGGACCACCACTGGGAAACCGGCCGCTCCAACATCGAGGTCACCTACACGGCCGGCCGTGTCGCCACGACCGCTGACGTGGACCGCAGGTTCAAACGTGCCTGCGGGCTGGTGCTCGCCAACCTGTGGCGCGAACGCGAACCCGGCGTGGTCACCGAGGACGAGTTCACGGTTCCCCACCAGTCGTTCCCTGCGTTCGCTATCCCGATGGCGGTGAAGGCGGTGCTGGCCGCGGAGTGGGACCCGCCCATGCTCGAGGGGATCGCCTGACGTGCCGCAGGCATCCTCCTACGCCGCAATCAAGACCGCGCTCGTCACCCGGCTCACCGCTCGTGTCGGGTTGACCAGCGTGAACGTGCTGCGCCACGTCCCGGTCAACGTCGATGACCTGCGCACCGACGCCGGCACCATCGAAGCCATCTGGGTCGCAGGCGCCGAAGGCATCTCCGAAGACGTCGTGTTCTGCGCCGGAGACTTGCGCTTCGACGAGACCTGCACCCTCGACATCGTGATCGAGGTGCACGGCACCGACTCCGACGACACCCAACAGGCCGTAGACGAACGCTGCAACGAGCTGCTGTTCGAGGTCCTCGCCGACCTCGCAGCCCAGAACGACTGGGACAAAGCAGCTCTCA